AAGTGAATGGAGTAGATGGGGTAGAAAAGATAGTTGTGATATACGTGGTGTTCTTTGTTTTTCTGAACTAGAAAGATTAGCTGTCAGATCAATGATAGAAAGCGGAGAATGTTTTATTGTTATTCATAGAAAAGCTTATGGTAGAAGTAAAATACCTTTTTCATTAGAAATATTAGAAGCAGAACAGTTAGATGAAGATTATAAAGGCTCTACTAAAAATAATAAGAATGTATGGCGGTTAGGAATAGAACTTAGTCCAGAAGGTAGGGCTGTGAGTTATGCATTTCTTAAAAAACATCCTGGCGATACTAATTTTGCAACAATACCAGAAGAGGACAGGCATATTATTGTAGCTGCAAAAGATGTTGTACATTTGTTTTTACCATTAAGACCAGGACAGCATAGAGGAATACCTTTTTTAGCTAGTGGTATAAATCATTTGCATCAATTAGATGGCTATATTGAAGCAACAGTTGTAGGACAACGTGCAAGCAGTGCATTAATGGGATTTATTACAAGTCCAGAAGGTGAACTAGATGTAGGAGGTGAGGTTTTTGATTATGAACGTGTAAGTGGATTTGAACCAGGTACATTTAAATATTTAGCACCAGGAGAAAGTATATCTGTACCTGATTTAGATAAGGCTAATGGAGAGTTTGAACCATTTGTAAGATCAATGCTTAGAAGCATGGCAAGTGGTTTAGGCTGTAGTTTTGAAGCGATTTCTTCTGACTATTCGCAATCTAATTACAGTAGTAGCCGCCTTGCAATGCTACAGGACAGAGATCATTGGAGAACAATACAAAAAATGTTAAAAGAAACGTTTTATCAACCAATTTTTGAATATTGGTTAGAAATGGCTGTATTAAGTGGTACGTTATCTTTGCCAACATATTCAACAACCCCAGAAGTATATGAAAAGGTTAGATGGGTTTGTAGAGGTTATAGCTATGTTGACCCACAAAAGGAAATAGCTGCACAAAAAGAAGCAGTTCGGTGCGGATTTAAGACTTTAACAGATGTGGTTTCTGAAAGTGGTGGAGACATTGAAGAGTTATTAATTGCAAGACAGACAGAACTTGCAAAGCTAGATGAAATGAATATTATTACTGATAGTGATCCATCTGCTACTAATAAATCTGGTGGCAGTCAATTTAAACCTGTTAATACTATTGATCCTTTTGGCGATACAGAAAAACCTACAGGCGATGATGCGGAAAATGTAGCAGAAGGTGCGGATGGCAACTATTAATGGTAAAGTTTTTCTGATGCAAAATCAGCTAGAATAAAATAATTAAGAGACAATGATGCTATGCCTAAGACAAAACGTGCAACAGCTAAACGTGCAGAACCAAACGCATTATCTGTAGGTAATTACGTTAGATGGAACGCAAGCGGTGGTATTGCAAGAGGTCAGATAGATAGCATTGAACGTGATGGAACTATAACTGTACCTGATAGTTCTTTTGAAATTACTGGTACAGAAGATGACCCTGCTGCATTAATTAGTGTATTTAGAGAAGATGATGGAGAATATGAAAAGACAGATGTACAGGTTGGTCACAAATTCAGCACACTAACTAAGATAGATTCATTAAGAAGTATTACAACTGTATTAAAAAGAAGTGGTGAAACATCATTTTCCGCACAGGAAGATAATACCTATGAATTTAGCTTTAGTTCTGAATATCCTGTAGAACGTACATTTGGTACTGAAATACTAAGCCATGACGAGGGTTCTATAGATTTTGGCAGATTAAATGGAGGGGTTGCACCTGTTTTGTGGAATCACAATATGGATTTTGTTATTGGAATTGTCAGAAATGCTTATTTAGACAAAGATAAGAAAAAAGGCAGGGCAGTTGTTGAATTAAGCAGAAACGCAAAGGCACAAGAAGTTAAAAGAGATATAGATGATGGTATTTTGTCAGCAATAAGCGTAGGTTATCGCATTTTAGAGATGGAAGAACGTGAAATAAATGGAACTAACGCTTTTTTAGCTACAAGATGGGAACCGCATGAAGTTAGTGTTGTTGCAAGTCCTGCAGCACCAGATGTTGGTATATCTAGAGGGTTAATTGATGAAAACACCATGCCTAGTGTTGAAAAACAAGATATAGTAGAAGATAAGCGTGTATACGCAGCGTCAACTGACGCACAACTGTCCAATCCTAAAAAACAATTAACTATGGAAAAAGAACAACTTGATTTAGAAGTTGTGCGTAGTGAAGCTACTAAAAAAGCAGCATCAGCAGAACGCACAAGAATTAGAGAGATCAACTCTATGTGTGCAAAGCGTGGTTTTAATGATCTTGCAGATCAACTTATTAATAACGGCTCATCTGTAGATTCATGCAGACAGGCAATTTTAGAAAGAATAGATGCCAAGCCTGTTGTAACTGCAAAGCCTATTGAAGAGCAGTTATCACCAAAAGAAAAAGAACAGTATGCTAGAGATTACAAAATTACATCTGGTATTAGAGGTCTTTTAACTAATGATTGGTCAGATAAGGCATCTGGTTTTGCAAAAGAAATTTCACAGCAGATTGCAAAAGATTCTCAAAGATCAAACAGCAGCCAATCTTTGTTTATTCCTTATACTGCATTAGCAAAAAGGGCAACATACGTAACATCTGGTGCAACAACTGGTGGAAACATCGTAGCAACAGATTTACTAGCAGATGATTTTATTGAGGCATTACGTAATTCAACTGTGATGGTTGGTCTAGGTGTACAAACACTTTCTGGCCTTGTTGGAGATGTTGCAATACCTAGAAGATCAGGTGTAGCTTCTACTGGTTATCTATCAAGTGAAACTGCGGCTCTTAGCCAAGCAGAAAGTACTTTTGATCAGATTTCTATGACGCCAAAAACTTTAGGAACTCTTTCAAAATTCTCTAGGAATATGCTTATACAAGCAACACCTGGTATCGAAGATTTGGTTAGAACTGACATTTTGGGCGGTATTAATCTTGGACTTGATTTAGGAATACTTAACGGTACTGGTTCATCAGGTCAACCTACAGGTATTATGCAAACTTCTGGTATTGGTTCTGTTGCTATGGGAACTAATGGTGGTGCTATTACAGTAGATGCATTAGTTGACCTAGAAACAGCCATGATGGAAGATAATGCTGCTGTAAATGCTGATTCTATTTCTTATGTAACTAACGCTAAAGTATTAGGTGCTATTAAGAAACTAAAAACATCTGGTGGTGAGTATCTTGTTAACAACAACTTACAAGCACTTGGAAGAGGGTCTACACCTGTTGTTGTTAATGGTTATCCTTTAGCTATGACTAACCAAGTACCTAGCAACCTTACAAAAGGTTCTACTTCTGGTTCTTGTTCTGCTGTTGTTATGGGTGACTTCTCACAGGCAATATTAGGATTATTTGGTTCTGGTATTGAGATAACTGCAGGTGAAGATAGTGACGACTTTGCAAAGAACCTTGTATCAATAAAAGGTGTAGTTGCATATGACGTTGCTGTTAGACACGCACAATCATTTGCTGCAATCTTAGACGTAACCACATAATTGGTTTACTATAAGGGGTGTAACAACCCCTTTTTTTTATGAAAGTAAAATGTTTAAAAAATGTTTGTGCTAGTGGTATAAGTCTAGAAACAGGGCAAACTTATGATGTGTCAGAAACAGATGCAGAATTATTAATTTCTATGGGAAGAGCAGAAGTCTATACACCAAAACCTAAGGTAAAGAAAACTGTTACTAAAAAGTAAATGGCATTAGTTGAAGACAGTACAACACAATCTGCATACCTTAACGATTTTGGGGTGAATTGTACATCAGACACTATTACAGCTAAAGTAATTTTTGAACAACCAGATTTAGTTCTTGCAGGTAATCAAATTGTAAGTACAGATTACCAACTAACTGCAAAAGCTAGTGATTTTGGTGATTTGATAGCAGGTGCAACTATTACAGTTGATGATGTTGAATATACAGTTAGAGAATTAAGAAAATTAGATGATGGTATTTTTTGTGAAATCAGTATTCAAAAAACATGACTACTAAAAGAGAATTAATAATGGCAAGGCTTCTTACAGTTCTTGCAAATACAACAGGAGTTAGTACACGTATTTATAGAAGTAGAACAGTACCTTTAACAAGAGGTGAATCACCTGCATTAATTTTAGAACCTGTTAGTGATACTGTTGAACAAAATACATCATTACCTACTCTTGACCATTTTCTTACAGTAAGAGTAAGTGTAATAGTGAGAGGTAATATTCCTGATAGTGTGGCAGATACAACTGTTGAAAGTTTACATAGTAAAATAATGGCAGATTTAACAGTGAATAATTTAGCAATAGATGTACAACCATCTGATACTTCTTTTGAATTGCTAGATGCGGATCAGCCAGGCGGTGTTATTGGTGTTGAATATATAGTGCGATATAGAACAGAAGTTGATGATTTGACGCAATAGATGGTGTTTATTGCTAAAACCCTATATTATATAAATATACTGACAAAAATTAACAATGCCTAAAAGACAACAATTAAGGAGCTTGTTAGCAAAAGCCGAATCTAGTTATGGCACAAACCCTACACCAACTGGTTCAGCAAATTATATACAGGTTACTGAATTAAATATAGAACCTATAGTTAGTGATGAAGTCAGTAGAGATTTAATAAGGCCATATATGGGTAATTATGAAGTCATCCCTGCTAATACAAGAGTTAATGTAGCTTTTTCTGTTGAAATGTCGGGGTCAGGTACAGCAGGTACAGCACCTAAGTATGGAGCAATATTAAAAGCCTGTGCATTATCTGAAACTATATCGGGTGGAAATACTGTTACTTATGCTCCAGTAACTACACCTACTGATAGTGTTACTTTGTTTGTTAACTATGATGGTGTTAGACATATGGTTACAGGTTGTAGGGGTACTTTTAGTATTAACTGTGAAGTAAACCAAATACCGACAATTTCATTTTCACTAACAGGTTTATTTAACGCACCTACTGATACTGCAGCACCTTCACCAACTATTAGTAATCAGGCATCACCATTAATATTTAAAAATGGCAGTACATCTAACTTTGCTATTTTTGGTTACGCTGCAGCATTACAATCATGGTCATTAGATTTTAATAATGAAGTAATTTATAGAGAATTAGTAGGTGGTACAAAAGAAGTAATAATTACAGACCGTAAACCTGCTGGTACCCTTGTAGTAGAAGCTGTAGCATTATCAGCCCATAACTTTTTTACAGATTATACTGGCACATCAACTGGCACAAACACATGGTTACATGGAACTGTCGCAGGTAATAAAGTATCTGTATCTTGTCCACAAAGTGATTTAGGGCAGCCAACTTATGAAGATTCAGATGGTATACAAATGTTAAGCCTTCCATATTACGCAACACCTACTGCATCATCTAATAATGAATTTCAACTTGTATTTACCTAAATTAGGGTATACCCTAGTAAATAGTTACTAGATTTTTATGCCTTTTGTTTTAGATCAGAGTCCTTCTT